TTTAATATCTACTAAGTATATAGTATATATAATATATTATATAGTATATTATAATATAATAAAAATATTCTAACGTTAAAATCAAACATAAAAACAAGTCAAAAACTCCCTACCGAAGCCATTTTATTATTTTTGCTTAATAAATTCACTTTGGCACACTCTTTGCTTAATACATACCAAACAATATTACAATGACAAGAGAACAGAAAAATGAAATAGCTCGTCTTACAAGAGCTCAGAGTAAAATAAGAGGGGCTAAGGTCCCATACAAAGCAATGACATCTTGGTCAAGAGGTTATGATGAAGGTTATAACGATGGACTTGAATCTTGTGCAGCTTTCTTAGGTGATAAAATAGATGCTTTAAAAAAGAAGTATAAATGAAAAAATACATCTCATACATCCGTGTATCAACCAAAGAGCAGGAGTACTCCTCCCTTGGTATCGAAGCTCAGAAGTCAATCGTAAGAGCATTCACAAAAGGTGACACAATAATCAAAGAATTCGTTGAAGTAGAATCCGGCCGTAACCCGAACAGACCTTTGCTCAACAAGGCAATAGCTGAAGCAAAGAAAGAAGGAGCCACTCTTGTGATCGCCCGTCTCGACCGTCTTGCTCGTAACACCGTATTCGTAATGAATCTCATCGATGCAAACATCGACTTTGTTTGTTGTGACATGCCGTCAGCAAATAGAATGACACTTGGAATCTTTGCCTTATTGGCAGAAGAGGAAGCAAGATCAATATCCTTCAGAACCAAAGCTGCCTTGAATGAGATCAAAGAAAAGATTTCCAGAGGCGAAGAGCATGTCTCCAAGTCCGGAAACAAAGTAACAAAGCTTGGAGGAACTCAAGCCCCTACTCAGGAAGCAAGAGATAAGGCGTATGAAGTAAGCCGTAAGAAGGCGAAGGAGAATCCTGACAACATAAAGGCCGTAGCATTTATCCGGAACCTTGTTGAATCAGGAGATAATTTTCAAGAGATAACAGTTAAACTTAATGAAGCTGGATTCACAACCTCTCGTGGAGGTAAGTTCTACCCAGCACAAACAACAAGATTATATGAGCGATACACCTAAAAACGTTTTAGAGATAAAAGACAGTGAAGGAAAAGTAATCGGATGGACTACTATCGAGGAAGTTGCAGCTGTGAAAGATTGGGAGAAAGAGATGCATGAAAGATTTCTGTTCTACATGATGTACGGCTTTCCGGAGAAGACTGAGGAAGAAAAATATCTTGCAGGAATCAGAGCCGTTATCACAAAGGAAAGAGGATTGGTCTATCAGCATGATGATGGTAAGCTCTACGAAACAGATTTAACCTGCCCTGCACTTAGAATTCATTTAGTTGAAATAGAAGAAAAATTAACAGTAATACGAGGAGCTACAAGCTTCGATTTTTAGTATGAACAACGAAGAAATAATAAAAAGGATTTACGGTAACATTTATTACATGGCTGAAAGATTCATTGATGAATGGGGCCGAATAAGAGAAAGCAGATTTATAGAGTTTTGTAGCAGTGTTGGTGAAGGAGTAGATAAAATGTTTAGACAGCTTAGGATGTCTAGAATAACTGAAGATGGAATAGTTTATTTACAGCCATTAGCCCTTGATGGAATTGGTCCGGAGTTAATACCTGAAATAACAACAGAGGACCAAATTTTCCTTGATAGGATAGCAGAAAAAATTGTAGTAGAGTATTTCAATACACATCCTGAAGGATTCAAGGATAATTTAAAAATAGCACGTCTTGCTTACTCTCAAGCTCTGGCAATGTTGGAGGTTAAAAACAATGGTTTACAGGAGCTTATAAATAAAAATGGGCTGAATTATAAGGTATAGAATTTTTTGTATCTTTGCTACATAAAAGTTATTAACATGACTGAATCAAAGATTATAAAAATAAATTTAAAAACTTTCATCGAAGATATATTCATAGCTATTTCATCAAAAGATGAAGAGTCTTTTAAAGAATTAGATGAAAAATTTACACACTTTTTTAGTAATGAAAAAGAATCGTTAAAGGACTCAATACTCTACTATATAAAGCAAACCAAGCTTGTTTTAGAAAACGAATGTTTAGTGAAATATTTCAATAAATTTTCTATGTAAAAAATTATTCGTATATTTGCAAAGTTAATATTGATATATAAATTATGAGAAATTCAAGTGCCCCTTTACGACCTGTTACGGTAAGTGTTACAGGAGGTCCTATGGATCCAGCAGCTTACATGGGAGTATACCATAAAGTACTGGAACTAGAGGACAGATATGAGAAAAGTTTAAATGCTGCCGGAGTGTCGTCTGGGTTAACAGACATTTCTGCTAAACCATCGGTGATTACTGTTAATCATCCTTTTAGAATCTATGTGTTCAACCTAACAACTGTGTTTGCTACAGGAACATATACATTCGCATTTGTTGAATCTGCACCAAACACTGAGTCAGTGATTCCGGTTCAGAGTATTGACGTTACTCCAGCCACAGCGACAATTGCTGTTGCAGGAACAAGACAGTTGGCAGTAGCATTTACTCCATCTAATGCATCTTCAAATGCTGTTACTTACGTTTCATCTGATGTAACTAAAGCAACAGTAAGTGCTTCAGGACTTGTTACCGGAGTTGCTTCAGGATCAGCAACTATTACAATTACTTCAAGTAACGGTAAGACCGATACAGTAGCGATTACAGTATCATAAGATACTTTTTTTTTTCATCCCTTCGGGGGTGTTTTGGGACGGTAGTATAATGGTTATTACAGCAGCCTGTTAAGCTGCATGATGAAGGTTCGAATCCTTCCTTTCCCGCGATTTGTAGACTGTTTTATGTTCATAGGACTTTGCTTCAGCTAAGCGTAGAACATATCCGCTCCCTTAGTATAGCTGGTTAGTACAAACGGCTTTCGCCCGTAGAACGTGGGTTCGAGTCCCACAGGGAGTACAATATTTTTCATAGTAATAGGTTTTAGATTGATGCTTCAGATTTAGGTCTGGAGCATTTTTTGTATCTTTGTATTAATAAAATTTAATAGAATGGATGAAGATAAATCAAGACCATATAACAGAAAAGGTAAACCGCTGTTGTTTAGGTATTCAAGAACAAGATATAAACCAAGAACAAACCAAAGCACAAGAGATTATGACTTCCTTAAATGGATAAGAGTCGTGTTTAAATGGGCTACTGCTCACACTGGTTTAACACAATCAAGAATAGAACTTTTGCTTTACCTATATTCAAAAGGAGCTTTTAGTAAACAGGAGTTTTTCGATTATCATGAATTGCTTGGTTATGGGGGACCAGTCACTTTGAAAAGTCTTATAGAAAGTGGATGGATTATAGAATGGAGAAAAGGTAAAAGAGGTAAAGTAAAAGGAATGTATGATCTTACAAGTAAAGCAAAAGTTGTTTGTAACAAAATGCATCAAATGTGTGTAGGTGAAATGGATGTTCCTATTTCGAGAAGGTCTAATCCTCTCAATGAAAAGAGTATAAGAGATAAACGAGTGAATAAGATATACACAGGATTCTTTAAAGTAATGAATTCCGAAAGAGCTGAACGAGACAAAAATAAAGAGGAAGGTGAATAACCCTCCTCTTTTTTTTTATTTTTTCTTTCTTCCACCTTCACCAGCCCGGCCTCTGTTGGTGGATGATTTAACAAATCTGTTTACTGCATGGTCATAATCTTTACCTTGAATATTCTGACCTTTCTTTCTAGCATCTGATCTCTTTTGATTGCTTTCAGTTCTCTTTTTTACCTGTTCAGGTCTTTGATTAAGCTTTGTATCATACTCAGCTTTTTTCTTTCTTGCCTCAGGATGAGAAGCATAGTATTTTGCACTTTGACTCTTGGCTGCCATAATCTATATTAATATTTTTTCGTATCTTTGCAAAGTTACAAAATTTTTAATTATGCGCATTATAAATGATGGGGTAACTGACAAAGTATTTACAATAAACGGGCTCCCGTATCGAAAAGGGTTGTATGAAGTTTATTATAATACGGAAGCAGACGCCTCTACAACAGTAGGAATAAGAGACATATATTCCAAAATAACTTTGGAAAGCCCTATAAAAGTTAGCCACTACAACGTTAATGGAGCAACATTCATTGACAGTAATGTATTCGGATTAGTATCTGCCCTGAGTGTTGCATTGGGTTTTAATTTGGGAGGTGGAGGGAGTGTCGATATAAAGACGATCAATTCAGTCTCTTTATTAGGAACCGGAAATATTTTATGGAAAAACGAAGCAGGTCAGGTAAAAGTAAATTATACTGGACTATCTCTGTTAAACTTTACAGCCGAAGTTTCGAAAACATTTAACATTGCTGGAGCTACTTCCACAGTTGTAGCAAGTCCAGTGACCACTTATCCATATAGCACACCAAATTCATATTCAGGAATATTTGATTCAGCAAGAGGGACAACACCTGTGGCTGGAAGATTGATTGAGAATCCAATTAACGGACAAGCTCATATCTGGAGAGTTCAGGGGACATATGCAAACAAAGCAGCTGCTAACAATGGATCACTTGATTTAATATTGAGGAATCCTGTAAGTGGATTTACAGTGGTTAAGGGGATAACACTTCCGTCAAACAGAACATCAGGAGCTTTTGATGAGTTAATGGTTACTGTTGCTGATGGAAACTCAGTTCCTTCACCAAACGGGTATATATTGGAAAGCAGAGTATCATTTACTGATGCTAATTTAGCAATAGAGATAACCAGTATAACCAGACTATCAAACGCAAAAGAACCATTTTAATGGCTAAGATAAACGATAAAAATAAATATCCTACCTCTGATAATTTTAATGGTGGATATTTTTTAGGTACAGATTCAGAAGATCAAAACAAAACAGTTAATTATGCAGTAAATGATTTAGTATCATATTTAAACCTAACTGTTTCAGGTAAATCTGCTTATGAAATAGCAGTAGAGGGTGGATTTGAGGGATCAGTAGATGATTGGTTAGTATCTCTACGAGGTCCTGAAGGTCTTTCTGCTTATGAAGTAGCAGTAGGTCAAAACTTCCAAGGAACAAAAGACCAGTGGCTTGCTTCATTGGTTGGAGCCAGTGGTACAGATGGTACCAATGCTCAGTCTTTTAAATACAGAGGAAATGTCACAAATTATGAAAGTCTGCCTACATCAGGTATAGCTGTTAATGATGCATTTTATAACGAAGCTGACAATAGATTTTATATATATGATGGTACCTCATTTCCTCCGGTTGGAAAAGGATTTTTAGCGAGCAGTGCTCCATCTTCATTTATTACTTGGACTTCTACGAATGGTACAGGGCTTACTGAAGGGTCGGTAAGGCTAAGAGGAGACACATTATATGCAGTTAAGGCTTCACAAATATCAAGTACAACTCCTCCTGAAAATGACTTAACAGTGTGGCATACAGTTGGTGGAAAAGTTTATACTGTAGATACGGATTTAGTCTTTGCTAAATCTACAGTCGTTTCTCCTGACAAACAAGTAACAGCAACTGGTACTGTAGCCAATACAGGTGTAACCAATGTTCATGGTGTATCTGCATCAATAGGAGTTGTCCCACATAAATTTGATAAAATAACTGTATTGTTTGCTCAAAATCTTGCAACTCCGGTAAGTCAAATAGAAGTGAGGTTGTTTCAGGGAAAAACAGTTGGTGGTACTTTAATAGCAAAAAAAAGAGAAACCATAACAGTTGGATCAGCTGTTCAAGTAAGTGCAACATTAACATTTAATACACCAATAGCTTATTCTGGTGAAATGTGGATACAAGTGTTGATGAATAATCCATTTGCCTATAAGAGAGTCAACCCAGCTGTAGCCAGAACAGCAGCTGCTGGATATGGAGTTCCTACTATTACTATAGTTAACAACTTGGATGGAACAAGTTTCCCTACTGCTCAAGGATATACAGATTTTTACTATGAGTTTAATAAGCTTGATGATATAATAGTTACAACTACCACAGGTACTGATGTGATACTGTCTTCTTTTACACAAGATGTGTCTACAGATATTACGGGTAATTTTACAGCAGCAAACTCTTACTTGGATGTAAGTGGTAACGTTATACCATCAGGAAACTGGAGGACATCAGAATTAATCCCTGTTGTATCAGGTAATAGGTATCTATACAAGGGAAGTGTTACTCAATCTACAATAGCTATGTGTGTTGTAGGTTACAACTCCGTAGGAGCAGCTACTGTGCTAATTCCAAGCGAAGACCACTTTGCTACCCCTGTTTATGTAAACATACCAGCAGGAATTGTAAATGTTAGAGTTTGTGGGTTTGTATCAACAGCCCCCACTCTTAACTTAGTAGAAAAGAAGATAGTACAAAGTTTATTGCCTCCTTCAGATACTTCAAGTAAAATAAGAGTTAATAAGGTTTGGCACAGTGTGGGACATAGTATTTGGGCTCAAGATGGTATTGTTTATCCTTCAACATCCACAGTGGCTATAGGGATGCAAACAATAACAAGAAATATTTACCAGTTTAATGGATACAATAAGTATGCCTATTCTGGTAGATCTTTAGGTGCAACGGCTCCGACAGGTGATACATTATCTATAACCAATTATTTTAATACATGGACAGATACATCACCCGGATTCTGGAGTATAGATACTATTACAAACGACTTTAAAAGAGATATACCAATAGGTACAGTAAATGATTATAACAACAAAACAGGTGTTATGACATACTATGGCGCTTTAAGGGAGTTTAAAGATAAAGTTCAATCATTAACACCAGTTACTACTATATTTTGCTTTAACGCACTTAGAAGAAACAATGGTGGGTATACATCAACATCGACAAACGCTGTAGGACATAAGCTAGTAGATTATGAAAGAGCTTTGATGACCGTTGCACAACTAAATGGTTGGATCTTTATAGATCAATTTAGACAGTCCGAAATTACGGACGAAACTTTAGATATAACAACATTAGATGGATTACATCCTAATAACTTCGGGTACCAATTAGCTGTAAGACCTTGGTTAAGAGTATTATGGATTTATCTAAACCAAAAATAATAAATGGACAATATTTCAATACAAAGAATTAAACAACTTCATCCCTCAGTCAGGGATGAAGTTAAGAAAATAGTAGATAAGTGTGATGAGGTTTTAACTGGAAGAGCTAAAGTAAGAATTGCTCAAGGCTATAGAACTTTTGATGAACAAAGTGCTTTATATGCTCAGGGTAGAACAAAGCCCGGTAAAAAAGTAACTAATGCCAAAGCTGGACAAAGTGTTCACAACTATGGACTTGCCGTAGATATTGTTTTAATCATAGATGGAAAAACTGCAAGTTGGGATACTGTAAAAGATTGGGATAATGATAGGGTCTCTGACTGGATGGAAGTAGTAAAAGTGTTTAAGGATTGTGGTTGGAACTGGGGAGGAGATTGGACATCTTTTAAAGACCTTCCTCACTTTGAAATACCTACTATTACTGTAGGGGGAAAATTGATTAAAACAAGCTGGAAGAATTTGATTAATCTTCCAAAAGATAAGAACGGATATATAATTCAATAAGTATGTTTAGCAAAGAAGAGTTATTTAAACTACTGCTATATTTCATTGCAGCAATCACTGCAAGCTTAATAAGATTCCTGAGAAATACAGGAAAGAAGACTCCATCTCTGTTCGTTGTAGAGATGTTAACTGGTGCCTCTTTCGCCTTCTTCATTGTTCCAGCTGTCGTGGATCACTTCCACTTAAGCTTGTATTATGGGACAGGAATAACATGGATATTAACTATGTTGTCAGAAAGTGTACTTAGAAAAATTGAAAGCAAACTTAATAAAAAAGTTGATGATGTCGCTGATACTATTGATCAATAGTTTGATTTGTATAATCGTTGGAATATTATTTTATTTTTATACTAATGAGTTTAAAGATGAAATAAGTAGGAGAAGAGTGATAACTTATTTTATATTTGGTGGATATTTTATTTTTAGTGGATTTTTAGGACTGAAGATAACATTTGCTACTGAGTTTAAAATAATAGATTTTGATATTTTCAAAAGTTCACATTTGTTTTCAGTCTTAAGTCTGATATCTAATGTGCTATTTGGAATTTTTATTTACAATGTTATAAAAAAGGAAAGAGATGTTATTAGTAATTCTAAAACTTAAACAAATCTTTAACTGGATAAAAAAGAATATTGCAGCTGTCATTCCGTCAATTTTATTGGTCGGAATGATTCTATTTCATTTCTTTTATACATATAATCCTCCGTTAATGGGGCCTATTATTGTGAGTCCAGAAACAAAGAGTATCACTTTAGACAACGGTCAAAGTGCTCAAGTTAAAGTTAATACACCAGAAACCAATTCTCCAGAGGAGGCAGGTTTCTCAAAAGAGTTTATCAACGATACGATAAACAAGATAATGGGAATCAAAGATAAACAGATTCTTTCAATTAATAAAGTAACCGGAAAATATATCGACACGTTAAAATATGTCAGAGAAGAGTTGGATGCGGAACAAAGAAAAGTTACGTATTACGAGTCAAAGAATGCAGCTGGTCGCGTTATCGGGAGTGGCAAGGTTGTGGATGGCAATAAACTGGATTATTCGGCTGATGTTGACCTTGTGAACGTTGTTAAAAAAGCTTCAAGTAAAGATGAAAGAGATAGTTTAGTGTTCTACGATCCGGATCAGAGATTTACAATCAAAGGATCGAAAGAGTATAAGTACGCTGTACCAGAGAAAACAGTCATCAAAAGATGGACCTTTGGCATAAGTGCTGGAGCTGGAGTAGTTATTCCGCAATTCGATACAAAGAAAGCTACATTTGGAGGATATATTGGAGGATCAATTTCATACAATTTTAAATAATTATGGGACAAATAAAAAACATAGACAAGTATCCTTTCGCCTTAGAAATAAGCCCTAATGATTATGTAGTTGGAAGTGTAGACAGTCTTAATGGACAAACTAGAAACTTTAGATTATCAGACTTGTTAAATTTCTTTTTTCAAGGAATAAACACACAGACAGATAGAACCTATTATCATGTACAAGATACAGCAAGCACTACTTGGACAATAACACATAATATGAAAAAATATCCAACCCCAGCCATATTTGACGAGGATGGAGAAGTAATACTTACAGATTTTGTTAACACAAGCATAGATACAACTGTTATAACATTTGGAAGACCTACGAAAGGGGCAGCAACTTTAAATTAAAAATAATGAAATTAGGTAAACCGCTTAATGCCAATAAATATGAACTACAAAGCCCTGTATCTCATAATTTAAATTTTGACCCATCTGATCCGATAGAGGGACAATGGTATTATAATAAAATAACAAAGAGGCTTAGATATTGGTCTTCTACAACTGGAGTTGGACTTGGGTGGATAGAACTTGGAACTACAGGAATAACGTCCATTAATCTAACAAATGAAGTATCAGGAACTTGGGTAGGAGGTACAATCTCAGTCACTGCTGAAAATGCATTAATAACAAATAGACCGGAGACATCAGTGTTAAACGGCAACTCTTATTTCCTATACTATGACTCTGTTTCCGGAGGAATGGCTAAAATAAAATGGAGTACAATTTCTGACTACATTGATACCAAAGTAGCTCCAAGCTATTCAATCACTTCTGACACCACTTTAGGTGATGCAAGTATTGTTCTATCAGATGGAATTCTTACTTCAACAGTTAGAATAGCTGGTACAACAAATGAAATAGAAGTTGTAGAAGATTCTGTAATAGCAAATAGAATTATTGTAGGACTGCCAAACAGCGTTACAATAAGCTCTATCAGTGTAACCACGTTAACAGTTAATGGTGTACCGTATTCTCCTTATGTCCATCCGACTCATTCAGCGAATACAATTGATGGATCAGGACTACAATTTGTTCAAGATTTTACCTCTGATTCTCAGGGTCATGTTACTGGTGTATCGTTAGGAACTGTTCCATCAGCAACCACAACAGTTGTAGGAGCAATGAGATTTGCTACGTCAGCTGAGCTTGCAGCAGGGGCATCAGGAGTTGCAGTTCAACCTTCTCAATTATCCGGAGCAGGTGGAACAGTCTCCGGAACAGTTGGATATGTTCCAGTATTCACTGGTACAACGGCAATTGGTAACTCTATAATAAGACAAGCAGTTTCTACTGTTGCAGTTGGTATGGCTCCTGATGTTGGCGGAGAAAAACTTCAGGTTAATGGAAATGTTATGGCTGACGGATATAAAACTCCAGCTAATGACCCAAGTTTTTTGTTAACATCGGATGGAGGATTCACAAGGCCAGCAGACGACATTATAATAAATGGAGATGGCAGATTGGTATTGCAACCATTGAATTTGGTTGCATCAGGTAACTATACAATACCATCTACAAAAAATGCCTTAATATATCTTACGTATGATACAGTTGGAGTGGCAACTATTAACCTTCCAACAACTGCTCACTTAGGACAAAGAATCTATGTAATGAGTGTAAACCCTTCTTCAGGTACATGTACTATAAATGGAGGATTGGCGACATTAGAGCTAGATAAAGACACCTGCTGGGTTTTGTACTATAATGGTACAAACTGGATAGCTATAGGAAGACATACTCTAACCATGTTAGACTAAATTAACCAGCTGATATTTTTCGTATTTTTGTAGAATTATAAATTTAATTAAAATGAACACTCAAATACGAAAAATCTCGGTAGGTAATGGCCATCCAGATCACATGATGCATTTTCAAGTAGGAAAACTATACATCATAAACAATTCACAATTTACTTTAACGGAAATACTTCTTGAGTCATCTCTTCTTGAAAAAGGAATACTTGCATACAATCTTTATGTAACAGATGGTGAAGTAAGAATTCTATGGAAAACATTGATCAATATTCCTATGGTTATAGAAAATAACATTTCCTTCGAATAATGAAAGCGATTAATTACATGATTGTTGAAGTTGAATCAGCTTACAACAATGAAAAGAAACTTGGAGACGTATCTATCGTAGTTAATTCAACAATAGAAAGTGTAGAGCATATCAACCGTATTGCAAGGGTTATCGCTTCTCCAGAGTTCACACCAATTAAAGCTGGAGATGAAATTATTATTCATCACAATATATGCAGACTTCGTAATGGTATAAAAGGACAAGTAACACAAAGTGATTATCATATAGAGGATAATAAATACTTTGTTCCATTAATGGAGATCTTTGCTTATAAACCAGTCGGAGGAGAGTGGACAGCTTTGGCACCATTCTGTTTTGTTGAACCAATAAAAGACGAAACAAAAAAGATTGGATCAATCATTGTTCAGAATTCCGGAGATGTTCATAAAGGGATGTTAACAAAACAAGGAATTATAAAATACACAAATCCTGAATTAGAAGAGTACGGAATTAAAGAAGATGATCATATTGCATTTTCTGAAGATTCTGAGTATGAGTTTGTAATAGACGGGAAAACATATTACCGGATGAAAACTAATGACATCCTTGGAAAATTTGAATAAACATGGAACATTTAAGTGAACATATTGAAAGCAGTATTGTAACATTGCTTGAGGGTCTTGATCTCGACATCAGTATCGATTACAAGATTCAGGAGGATTCTGAGTATAAAAAATTTATTGGATCATTTGTAAATATTGAATTAAAAACAAAAGCAACTCTGAAGGGTAAGATAACTGAAGCTGAAGACAAGCAAATGGTAATTCAATATAACGTTGTTGATGCAAAAACAAAACAGAAGACTCCTACCAGTAAAACAGTAAAGTTCACCAATATAAAATCAGCCAGAGTTTTTGACGAACAGTCAAGTGTCTTGGAACCAGATAAGATGAAACAAATTATCGGATCCAAGACTTCTGCATTTAAATCAATAGCCACTATCATAAATCGATGGGCCTCGTCTCCAAATGCTCCAAGCAAAGAGAAGGTTAGGTTTTATATGGAAAAGATGGTGGAGTCTGGAGACAAAGCTATACAGTTCTTGTATAAAGCATTATCACACGATATAGATTTTGAAGCTGTTGAGTTACATAAAAGACAAAATGCTATTTTAGCAAAACCCGTAATTCTTGAAGCGATTTATGAGCTTGATTCTAACATCAAGGAAATTAAGGAGAAGCTACAGAATGATGATATGACTATGGTTGAGCGTGAGTTCAGGCTTGGTTATCCAGAGAGGTTTGCAAAGGGAGAGTTTTATTCTCCAAAAAATTATTTTAATGATTGGTATGATGAAGAAAAAGATGCCGTAAAAATCTGTCCATTTGGGTCGAGTGGCACTATGGTATGTCTGGAAGATTTAAACGTGATTTTGCCTAAAACGCCTAGGTTAAAAAAGGATATTTTGTTTAGTGATCTACCCAAGAAAGAACAGTACTGGAGAAGACCAGAAATACCAGACACAATTACACCTGAAAATCAAGATGAATGGGATGCATTTATAAAAGAGGAATTCAGAAGACGTAGAGAGGGTATCTGGTTCATGAACAACGGAGAGGCTGTTTACTTGACAGGGAATCATTATTTTGCTTTGACTCATTGTAAAATGCTTGATACTGGAGGGTATATGGATTTCAGATATGCTCAGCTTGATATATTTTACCACATTCAAGCCTGTTTGATTGATTCACGATGTTTAGGTCAGCTTTTTGTTAAATCAAGACGTACTGGATTTACATACATAGTTCTATGTTGTTTCTTAAATGATATCACATCTTTCAGGAATAAAAACTTTGGTATCACTTCAAAATCTGATAATGATGCAAGTAAAGCATTCTTAAAATTCAGATATATGTTGTTGAATCTTCCTTTCTACTTTATCCCACTAATCAAAGGTAAAGTCGATTCACCAAAAGAGTTTCAATTTGGAGCACCAATGGTTAACACTCGTGAAATTAAAAAAGCCAGAAAGTTTGGACTTGATGATTATTTGAATAATTTCATTGACTACGAGCCTACTAAAAATGACTCTTATGATGGACAGGCCCTGTTTAGATATCTTGGGGATGAAGCAGGGAAATGGAAAAAGCCAATGGACTACACTCAACATTTTGGTCAAATTTCACCAACGATGAACCAAGGAGGTAGAATCGTTGGTAAAGCATTTATAGGATCAACTGTTGGAGCCATGAGTCAAGGAGGATCTCAATTTAAAGAGTTGTACAAATCTTCAGACGTAAGAGAAAGAAATACTGTTACTCAAATGACAGCTTCAGGCTTATATAGATTCTTCCTAGCTGCTCAATTTAACATGGAGGAATTTACAGATAAATATGGAAAATGTCACACTGAAAAACCAAAAGTACCAACATACAATGTTGCAGGTAAACTGATTAGAGTTGGATCTATTGAATATCTTGAAGGACAAGAAGATATGAAGAGAAAGGTTTCTGATAAAGCCCTTAACGAACAATACAGAGCCTATCCAAGAACTGTAGAATATGCCTTCCGTGATGAAGCAAATGAATGTGTTTTCAACATTACTAAAATTTATGATCAAATTGACCATAATGACAAACTTGATGAAAATCAAAAGTATATTGTAGGTAATTTTGAGTGGGTCAATGAAAAAGATGGAGATGTATTTTTTGCACCAAATCCTAAAGGTAGGTTTAAGGTAGCGTGGTTACCTTCTATTGCTGATGGAACTCAAGGTCTTGCCAACAGAGTTCAGAAGAAAGGAGACAAATTTTATCCATTAAACACAAACTGTGTTCGTGGTGGTTGTGACCCATTCTCATTAAAATCTACTCATGGTAAAGGGTCAAAAGGAGCCATACATGGTAAAACAGTAATGTTCCCAGAGGGAGGAGCACCAAGTAATGCATGGTGTTTTGAATATATAGCTCGTCCACAGGATGAAACGATTTTCTTTGAAGATGTTATCAAAGTAGTAAGATACTATGGAATGTTGATTCTTATTGAGTCCAACCGTATTGACTTACTTCGTCATATGAGAAATAGAGGCTACAGACCTTTTGCAATGGATAGACTTGATAAACCAAAAGATAAATTGAATGCCAATGAAGAAGAGTACGGTGGTCAGGTAATGTCATCAAAAGATATTCTGGATTCTCATATGAATGGTATTGGTGTTCACATAGAACAATATGTTGGCGTAGCATCTGGCAATGATTTTAGACCAGACGGAGAGATGGGAAGTATGCCATTTACAGAAACATTAGTAGATTGGTCAAACTTTGATCCAGACAATAGAACAGAGTTTGATGCCACGATATCAAGTGGACTTTGCTTAATGGCCTGTTCTACAGAAAAGTATCAACCACCTAAAAAAGAGCGAGCCAAAAAAAGCGTTAACTTTGTAAAAAAATATAACATCAGTGGAGACATTGGTAAAAAATTATAAAATTTAAAATGAAATTCGATAAAAGAGAAATTATACCAAATGTTGGATTTCCGGATCATTTGGCTCCAGATGAAGTAAAGAATACTGAGGAATTTGGACTTCAGATGGCTGAAGCTATCCAATGGGAATGGTTCAGAAAACCTACTGGTGGAGGTCAATGTCCATTTTATGATCAGCGTGAATTGTATCACCAACTCCGTTTATATGCAAGAGGAGAGCAAGATACTAAAATTTATAAAGATTTGATTGCAGGTGATGGGGATGAGGCATATACAAATTACGATTTTAGACCTATTCAAGTTGCTCCTAAATTTGTAAAGATCATTGTTAACCAAATGAGCGAACGTTTGTTCGATATCAAAGCTGAGGCCACAGATAAATATTCTACGGATCTAAAAGATGATTATCGTAATGCTCTTCAGAGTGTTATGATTTCTCGTCCAATAATGGAAGAAGCTCAAAAAGTTTTAGGGTTGGATATGTTCCCTGAAGGTTTTGATAAATATCCTCATACTCAAGAAGAGCTTGATTTACATATGCAACTTGAGTATAAACCAGCAATAGAAATTGCTTGTGAAGAAGCTTTTAAGTTCACATTGGATTTAAATGACTACGCTGAAACTCAAAGTAAAGTTATTGAAGACATTGTAGTTCTTGGTAAAGGTGGAGCTAAACATTTTACAGATACCGGTAAAGGTATTGCAGTAAGTTATCTTGATCCAGCTTTAGTTGTTCATTCTTTTGCAAGAAAAAGAGATTTTACTGATGTTTATTACTATGGTGAAGTTGAAAGAATTACAATAAATGAATTAAAAAGGATTTCCAATGGTAGATTTTCAGAAGACGACTTGAGAAGAATAGCTGCACAATCTTCTGAGTTTTTTAGATATCAAAATAATACCAACGAAGGAAGTAACATTAATTCAGATGATTTTGCTGGAATGATGGTTGATGTTTTGTTCTTTACTTATAAATCTACCAACACTATGGCTTTTAAGAAAAAAGGTATAAGCAATGGAGGTTTCAAAATGACAAAGAAGGAAAGTACTTTCACAAAGGGGAAATATGCTGAAGGATATGACTCAGTAAAGAAAACTATAGATGTTTGGTATGAGGGTGCTTTAGTTCTTGGAACTCAATATATTTTCAACTACAAATTGTGTGAAAATATGATCAGACCTAATGGTTTGTTAAACAGAACAGTGTCAAATTATGTGATGTATGCTCCGGAGCTGTATCAAAACAGAACAAGATCAACTCTACAGAGAATTATCCCGTACATTGATCAGATGCAACAGATTCATATAAAGATCCAACAGATAGTTGCTAAATCAAGACCTAACGGTATTTATATTGATGTGGCTGGTCTTGAAGAGGTTGATATGGGTGACGGTAATACACTTACCCCTCTTGAGCTGCTTAAGATTTATGATCAAACTGGTAACGTTATTGGGACTTCTGTGACATCTGAAGGTGATTATAATTATGGTAGACAACCAATTACTGAACTTCATAATGGAGTTCCAACAGGAATTGGTGAGTTTATAAATCTTTACAATCACTATTTAAATCTTGTTCGAGATGCAATAGGTATTCCACAAGGAGCCGATGCTTCTACACCTCATCCAGACATGTTGGTCGGTGTTCAGCAGCAATTAGCTCTTAATTCAAATACAGCCCTAAGACATATTCTTGATTCATCATTAGCTATAAGTCAGAACATTGGAAAAGGTCTTGCCCTTCGATTAAAAGATATTTTTAAGTATTCAAACTTGAAACAAGTGTATATCAATGCTATTGGTAAAATAAATGTTGATATATTAAAAGCATTAGAGAATTATCACCTACATGATCTTGGAATAAACATAGAGTTAAAACCAGACTTCAAAGAACAACAAGATCTTGAGAACAATATAAACAATGCTCTTTCTAAAGGATTGATTGATGTATCTGATGTTATTGACATTAGAGCTATCAAAAATCTTAAGCTAGCCAATCAGTTGTTGAAAGTTCGTAAGGCCAGAAAAATAGCTGAAGAAAGAGCTCATCAGAAAGATATTATTAAAACTCAAGGAGATGAGCAAGCTAAAGTGGCACAGGTTGCTTCTGAAGCTAAACAACAGGAATTAAACACGACAGCTCAAATAGAGCTTGCTATAACAAAAGCTAAGAGTGACGCTAAGCTTGCTGAAATTTTAGCAGAGAAAGATGCTAAACTTGAGTTGATGGACAAAGAGTTCCACTACAGTATGGTTCTTAAAGGTGTAGAAGACTCACAAGCTCAAGCTATGGTTGAAGCCGTTGAGAGTCGTAAAGATGCCAGACAGGATAAGCAGAATACTCAACAGTCAGCTATTCAAGAGCAAAAAATGAAAGGAACAGGAGCTATAGATTTTAGTAAAGGTGATAATGGAATAGTAAATCCAACTGAGCCTTCAGTATCTCCTGAAGATGTTGGTGAATTTGAGAGTGGTAACGATCATATTGATGGAGATATTGGTATGGGAGAGTTTGAACCATCCTAAAATTGACCAAAGAAAATAATTAGTATATTTGCATAATTAAAATAGAATAAAATGGAAAACGGAAATAACAGTACTCACAAATTTGGGGACGATATTGAGATAACAGCTGAGCAGATGGCATCAGTTGCTGATTCAAAAAAAGGGAATTCAGCACAATTGCCAGATGAGGTAGTTGTTGACAACATGAATGGACAGGGTTCTGCCATTCAAGATGAAGACACAAATCAACCAGCTATTCAAGACGAACAAGCACAAGCACAAGCAGCAGAGGCTGAAGCAGCTAGATTAGCAACAGAAGCAACAGCTCAAGCTAACCAAAATAATAGTCCAGCCGATACTGTTGTAGAACTTAACGAACAACAAGTTTTTGAATACCTTAGCAAGACGCAAGGAAGAGAAATCAAGAGCTTTGATGATTTGATCGTTAAAGAAGCAGCAGATAATCCATTAGACTCTGATCCATACACAAAGGCTTTCTTTGAGTGGAGACAGAGAACAGGTAGAACTATCGAAGAGTTTGCAAAATTCAACAAAGATTGGTCAAAAGAAAATGACATTACCGTTGCTGAAGAATTCCTTAAAACTACTTATCCAGACTTTAGTCAGGATGAGATTGATTTCAAAATGAAAAAGCTGATCCCATCGGAGTACGATGATGAGGACGTTGCTTTTGAAAAGAGAATCGCATTAAAGGAACTTGCTTCTGCCGGAAGAAGAACTCTTGACTCTTTAAAAGAGGATCTTGGCAATCCATTAGAAGTAAGATATTCTGAAGAAGTTCAGGCTGATTTAAACTTAGCCAAAGCGGTAAAAGAAGACTTTCAGGAAAACCAAAAAAACCTTATTGAATACACGCAAAGTATTATTTCTGCTTCCA